ATATACGGCTTGTGTCCAGATAATCGTTAAAAGTGTTGTTTATCAGGTCGAAATCTTTTTGTTTCCATGCTGGAACGGTGCCAATGCAGATAGTATGGTTAGCCGTAATTTCATTTTGAGCGCTGGGAGGATTACCATAATACTCATAAAACCTAACAGTGAAGTTTTTACATCCATCATCGTGAATATGATTTTCACTGAGTACCAAGCTTGTTTTGAGACTAGTTTCAAAATAATCGCGCAAATCGAACGTAACAATATTATCCTGATTGCGATAAGCTGCTTCGTAAATATTAAATACTGGATTAGCTAACACCTTGTAAAATGTTTCAGAGCGATCAGCATGCAATTTATAAATGATTGGCAGCCCTTGCAGCGACACATTAGGTGGACTTTGAATAATTTCCCACATAGTTTAAGTAGTTTTATTGATTGCAGATTCTTCTTTGCGTTGTATGGTTTTAAAATCCTGATAGACCCATTTGCCTTTTATGCCTTCCGCTTGTAAACGCGAAACTGCATCCTCGAACCGATTAATAGCACTAATGAGCGGTGTATAGTTTGCAGCTTCAGTGGTAGCTTCTGGGTTGCTTGCATTTTGCACATAACCACCGCTTTTGTAGCCTACGCTTTTAATCATAGCGGGCAGATTTAAAGTGCTTATACTGCCATTACGCTGTGCATAATCAATCATATCCAGCACCGGGCGCACAGTGGGGTTTTGTGTGGCGTATCGGTTAGCTACAAACTCATTTGTGTGCACTATGCCGGCAGGTATATCATCACTTGCATCCTGATCGGTATAGCCACCCTTGCGAAACTCTGGCGGTTTTTGCGAAGCAATTACAGCAATTTGGGCGGCTGTTGACACCCCTTGAGCAGCAGCTGCAACCCATGCAGCCGGCGTAAAACCATATGTAGCAAATGTTTTTGTAATTGCCAAAGCACCGTTAATTGCTGCCTGTGATAAAGCTGCATTTTTCTCTTTTTTCCAGGCAGCTAATTTGATAGCAGCTTCTTTTTTGCGATATTTTTCGTTGATTGCTTCTTTTTCTTCTTCGGTAAGGTTTTGATTAGCAAGCTCTGCTTCGCGCTCTTTATCAATAGCTGATAATTTAGCATCCAGTTCGGCCTGAATTTGATTTTGCTTAATAGAAAAAATGGCCTCAGAAATTTGCTGAGCCGAATCAATTGCGGCATTTTTAATATCAGCATTAAGCTGTTTTTGATAGGTAGCTTCATTTTCAGCTATTTCAATTTTTTTATCAGCAAGCTGCGATTCTAATGCAACTGTATCTTCGCCCAATGCTTTCTTTATTTCAATCATGGTCATCAGGTGAGCCACTTCATTATCTTCTAAAATCTGTAAATATGTTTCCTGATCAATAATACCATCAGCATATTGTTGTTTTAGAAGCTCTTGCTGCTGGGCAAAAAATTCATTCATTGTAGCCATTGGATCAAAATCGGGTAGTTCTTCATTTTGTGGCCTGAATTGTTGCAACATAGCTTCTTCGCTGTTCAGGTTATAGTTCCCGCTTGTTGATCCATGCAGTGATTTATAAATATCGTTTTTTAGTTTTTTTATTTTGTCAGCCTCTTTTTTCAATCTTTCTTCCTCTTTTTTTTGCCGGATCAAAGCCTGAGCATCCATTTGCTCATTATAGGCTTTAACAGCCTCAACTTCCTGTACCATCAAATTAATACGCTTTTGTAAGGCTTCTTTTTGTGGTTCATCTGCATTTTTTAATTGAGCTTTTGCAGCTTCAATTGATTTTTGCATTTGTTGGTTGTATAGTTCAAGCGCACGTTTTTGAGCAGTTTGAAAATCAACACCATTTCGTATTAAGCTCGCAGAAATAATGTTAACTTCTTTTAAAGCATTTTTCATGCTTATTTCAGCCATATTTTGATTTACTTGTTCTTTTATGCTTTCTATGGATCTAAAAGCCATAGTTACCATGTTAATTAACTCGACAAGCCAATTAATAGCTGTAATAAACACGCCGCTTGTTTGTCCTCCTAAAGTATCCAGCAGCATATCCCAAGCGTCACCTAAATTGCTAATTCTGCCGCCTAATGTTTCTGAAATTGCAGCCATTGAGCCTTGCACGCCTTCCAGTTCACCCAGGCTGGCCATATATTCTTTGATAGCTTGCGAATTTGCATCCACAACAGTGGTTTGCTCTTTAAAGGTAAAGCTGATTTTGTCGCCTTCTTTTTTGGCTTTAATGCCAAATTCCTTAAGCCGCTCAAATTCAAAGGTCACGGCATCAGCGATTGCTTCTACATACTGATCAAAGCTTTTGCCTACACTGGCAGCTACATCACCATATTTTGTAAGTTCTTCACGTGTAGGCTTAAGGCCGTAGTTTGTGAGCTTCACATAAGCACCTGTCAATTCGCTCAATGCAAAAGGTGTTTCGGCTGCAAATTGTTTGAGCATATTCAATTCGCGGCTGGCTGCTTTTTGACTTCCAAGCGATACGCGTAAAACAGCCTCATATTTCTCAAATTGTTGCCTTACTGCAATGATATTTGAGAGCAATTGTTTAGCTCCTGCAGCAACAGCAGCAAAACCCAAAGCAGGAAGTATGCTTTTGAAAGCACCCATCACCTGATTGGTTTTTTTACTAGCCACATTCACCTGTCCCAGCCTATTTTTTACATCGCCCAATTGTTTTTCGAGGCGTTTCCATTCGGCTGTGCCGGGTGTGGTGTTATCCATTTGGGTTTTCAGGTGGCGGTATTCCTGCCTTAGCTGCTTTGCGGTTAGTGCGTTCAGGCCAACTTCTTTGCGCAGCTTATCCATCTGGCTTTTGTTTTGCTCAATGGTAGCCTTATTGCCCTTCATCTGGTTTTGAAGGCGCTTGTATTCGTCTGTATTTTTTTTGCCTGCTGCTTCCATCTTTTGCAGCTCCACACGCAGGTCTTTATTGGTGCGTTCGAGGTCTTTGGTGCTTTGTTCTAAATCGTTCAGCTCTTTCATGGCGGGTTGGCCGTTGATGTCGAGCGTCCATTTCAATACATCATCTGTGAGGTTTGCCATAGCTGCTATTTTCTTAGTTTTTTAATAATCAGTGATTGGTAAAGCCTTTCGGCATCGCTTCCGCCGCTCATAGCACCATCTAGGGCTTTTTGTATGTCGTCCTGCACTTGTTCGGTAAATCCGTATTTGAGCCCCGGTAAGGTTCTGTTATACAGGTTTCCGAACAGGATACGGTTGTATAAATGATAGCCTTCGCGCCTGGCTTGCCGTATCACACGGCTTCGGCCAGTGCTCATATCCAAAAAACGGGCATATACAAGGTGGCGCATCGAAAGGCTTCCGCCATCATTGGTGGCATTAATAGAAAAATGACCCCGCAACATGCTTTTTAGCTTACCTGATTCGTATAAGTTCCAGTCGCTGGCCACTTGCTCCTGCTCAGCGCGGATACGTTCGGCATCGCGCTGCAAAATGCTGCTTACAAAGTTCATTTTGATACGCGAAAGATTAGATGTTCGCTTTGCCGGAAATGCAGGTTTATTTGCCATTATACCCAGTTGTTATCACGTTTTTTAAAACTCATCACCCAGCCCACATTGCTGTATAGCAATATCGGATCGGCTGGGCTTATATTGATCACACCGTCCATCAGTTGTTTTTGGCTGCATAGCTCAAACTGGTCGTTTTCCATTGTTTCGGCTATCAACATCAAATAATCGAGGCATTGCTGCATCAGCAAACCTTCGTGCATCATATCGCTGTTGGCTTTGCTAAAGCTGTGGCCAATGGTAAGGCTAAGGCTAAAGCTTCCTGTGCGGTGGTCGCGCTGCGATTCGTTATATTCCAGGTTGCCGTATTCGAGCATCAGAAAAAAGCCTTTCATGTTTTTGAGGCGCTGCTGTATCACTTCTTCGCTGCTGCTCACTAAAAAAGTGCTTATGGCTGGAATAACAGGCGCGGGCAGATTTTGCAGGCTGGTTTTCAGGCTTTGATAGCCTGTTGTAAGGTCTGTTGTGGCCTTAAAGTTTTCTAAAACGGCTTCGCGTGCCGGAAACTTGGCAAAATAGGTAACTACATCAATCAGGCTTTTCATAATTGTGCAAGTTGTGAAATGGATAATCCGGTTTTTTCGGCTATTTCGTGCTCTTTCATCTTATACATCCGCATTTGTAGCACACCATCGCGCAGGGTTTTTATCTGCACATTAAGCAAGTCGCGCAGGTTCCAGAGGCTTATATCGGCCTTGCTGCCATATCCGGCTTGGCTAAGGCTGTATATCATTTCCATAAGGCCTGCATGGTTTTGGTTTGCTGTATCGGCTTCTGTGCTTTGGCGATCAAAAAGCAAGTGCCATGGGCTTCGTTCGATAAGGTATTGCTGTATCATTTGCACGGCATAAAAAACAGCACGTAAATCAGCCGGATCGGCTTTTTTCATTTCGTTTATGCGCTTTTCCATACTTACCGTATCATATTTGGCACGATCGGGCCTGTAGAGCACGGCGGCCAAAGCCGGAAGATAATTGTCGCCCAATTGGTGGCACATACGGTAATACTGCAAGGCATCGGCATATTCTTCGGCCAGCAGATCGGTTTGCAGCACGCCATTTTCGTCAATATCGAATGTAAAACCGTGATAGCGTTTGCGGCCAATCTTAATCACTTTGAGCGGATTGTGCTGCATATCAAAAGTAAGTGCCGGGCGGTATTGCAGCAATGGCAGCACGGCATTGAGCTGTGCCCGGTATTCGGGTTTGGTGATTTGGTACGGAAATTTGGTTTGCAGTTCGTCTTGCAGCTCAATAGCCAACACATCGAGCAGCTCAGGGTTTTCGTAGTGTGGCCGCATGGTAAAATCGGCCATTTCGGCCAGGATAAACAGGTTGTTGTTGATCGTTTCCTGCTCCTCAGTGCTATATTTCTTCCGGCTTCTGGTGTAGCCTGTAAGCAGCTGAATGAGGGCGAGTTTATATTCAATCAGATCCACGCGGGCATTCACCAGCTCATGTATCAGGCTGCAAACTCCTGTAAACTGCCGGTTGTCGAGTTCGTTCCAGCTGTTGGGGATATTGATTTGTTTTTGGTTGTGGTTTATGGTGATCATAAGGCGTTGAAGTATTTCTGGGTGGTATTGCTATTCAGTTCGTAATCGTCGAGCGGACTTGTGTCGGCTGTTGGATCAGTGGCTTTGGCAGCCAGATAGCTGTCTATTTCGGTCAGATACAAATCGGCTTTGCGGGCAATTTGATTGCGCAGCTTTTCTTTGATGGTGTTGCTGTCGTCGGCTTTGTTGGTGTGCTGATTGTTGATGCTCACGCGAATGCTTTGCGGCAAGTGCAGCACATCAAATCGGCTAATAGCCAGCTCAATAGTTCGATAAGCCAGATAGCGTTTTATCTTGATCAGCAGCACATCGTCCACAATAGTATCGAGCCTGGGCACGCGGGGCGAAATATCGGCCAGCAATGTTTCTTTGATCAAAAAACGCGAGCGCACATAAAAAGCAGCGTTACGATCAATGCCGTAATATTGATCAAACTCCCGATAATCCTGAAAAAACAATTCTTTCAGTTGTTTGCGCTGGTTGCTGTCGTCCCATTCGGTTATGGCTGTATCGTCGGCTTCCATAAAATCAATGAGCGTTGTAACAGCGTTCCAGGCCGTATTCCAAAGCATTTCCTTAGCTTCATCGGTTTGATACTTGAAAGCAGCCGTTTCGTTGGTGCTTTTTACTACCGTGATGCCATTATTGCCAATATTGAGCTGCATCCAAATAAAATGGTCGTGCATAGCCAGGTTTGCCAATGGTATCTGGCACAATTGCACCAGCTGATCGTTTATAGCAGTTCCATCAGGGTCGTAAGTGCCGCTGTTGTAGTGTGCCAGCATACGGGCATACACTTCGGCGCTTATGATGTCTTTGAACAGGTTGGCGGCATTGAGCAGGCTGCTTTGCAGGTTTTCGATCTCAATATTGAGGTTGATTTGCGAAGCGGCTTTTTTTATTTCTTCGCCTGATGCAAAAGGGTATTTATATTTTGTAGGCATGGCTCATCGGTTTATTGTGATATTTTTTCGATACGTTCTTTGGGTTGTAGTTCTTCCTGGCGTTCGGGCACATGTCGCAAAAATCCAAGCGTTACATTTTGCTGCTCCAGCTCCGGAAAGTTGATCCACAAAGCACGGTTGATGTCTTCGGTTATAAATTCTTCGGCATAGTGCAGGCTGTTCAGGTAGATCATATAATTGTAGTAAGCATCTGATCCGCTGCTTTGGAACACGCCATCTTTGGTAACATTGCTAATTGAGGGTGGAAGACCTTTGCCGGCCAGTATCACTTCAACGGCGCGTTTGTCCACATCAATTATGCTTTGGATAAACTCCTTGTATTTTACCGGAATCTCTTTAAACTCCCATTCTTCAACACCGTGCTCAGTTTGGAATTTACGGCTTATAAAGGCTTTGCCCTGGTTTTCGCCTTCGCCGGATAGCACACTGCTCAGCTTTTCGAGTTTTTTATCAATCAGCTTGTTTACCAGCCCGTGGCTAAAGGTGGTGCCAATATCCGTGAGGCCATCGTAGGTAGTGATAAGCGGAAGGCTTTGCTGATCGCGCGATTTATTGTTTTCGCAGATTTGCTTGAGTGTTTCGGTTTTCTGCTGAATCCACACATCAGGGATCAAAACGTGCAGCTTGGCGCTCAGGCTGTTTTTGAGGTAGCTGTTGATGTATTTGGGGTTCAGGTTGCTGCCTTTTATCCACTCCATCAGGCCGTAGTAAAAGCTTGGAAAGCTGTACACTTCTTCGCCATAGCCAAAATCGCGGGTGTAGTTGATCGCCACCGGATGCTGCAATGGATTGGCTTTGTTGAGCCTCGGAAACACTTCAAAATCCATTTTGTAGGGCTTATCCCATTGGCTGTAAATTACCAGATCGAGTATTTCGTCTTCCAGGGGTTTGGTAATATCAATCACGCCACGTTTGCCCAGCCTTGCGCGGGTGGTGGGCACGTGTTCGAGGCCACGCACGGGCATATCTCCGGCAATGCGGCGCGATCTGTTGAAGCGCCATTTGCTAAACACGCCTTCGGTGTAGTAATATTCGCGGGCGGTGCGTTTCAGGTAGGTACGCACATCATCAGCAAGGCCGGCACTTTTCCAGCTGTTGAGCCATTGCCACACACGGGCAAACTGTGCAGCATCAACGGGCACACGCTTCAGTTTTTCGTTTGTGATCTGATTTTTGAACAACCACGGCCCTTGCCCATACATAAAGCGTACTTGCTTGGCCAGTATTTCGGGCAGCAGGTGATTGTTTTTTATCAGGTCTTTCAGTTCGCCGGGCAGGTTGTTATACTGGCCAAATGCTGCAATGGTATAGTTCTGCAGCATAAAAGTTTCGTTATAAAGCGAAGCTTGGGCAAACTTTGTTTTGTCGCGTTCAATGCTGAGCTGGTCGGCGGTGGCCAGTATTTCAAAGCTTATGAGTGCTTTGTGGCCATCATCAACGAGGCCTTGATTTCCGTAGCGTTGTATGTTCATGGTGCGAGCCAATTAATGTGCAGTGTTTCAAATTCGGGCGGAAAAGCCACTGTTCGGATCAGGTGGCGGTAGGCCATCCGGTTTTCGTTCAAATCCAGATCAGTATAAGGCAGGTACATATCCGAAGGGCGGCGCATGGCTTCATCGGGCAGTGCAGGCCGCAGGCGGCAGCGTGCCACGGTGCGCATGCCTTTGGTTTGCTGGTGTGCATCGTTCCATGTAAGGTGCTGCATCGTAAACCAGCTTTCGGCATCGTGGCGCATTTTGCGCATACGTGCCAGGGCTTCGGTTCCGCTTATTGTTTTATTCATGGATACAAAAATGCACCACCAAAGCGCAACATAAAAGGACAAACTTGTTTTGCAAAAAAAAAGCCCCGCACTAAGGCGAGGCCGAACAATTTAATTTTAGCAGGATGCAAAAATACTAATCTTCTTCGATACAATCAATAGTTTCGAGGGCGGAGAGGAATTGATACACGTAATATCCGGTTGTGGCCAGATTTTGAATATCTTCAAAATAAACATACTCTTCACCTGCAGCAACGGTTAGGCCAGCCAAAGATAAATACATGCTGTCCTTTACTTTTCTGATATTTACGCTATTATCGTGGCTTTTGAGCTCCTTAATAGCTGCTATCAGTTCGGGAGTGATGCGAACGCCATTAATTACAATGTCTTTTGATTCGTTTTTCATTGGGCACCTCCTTCCTGGATAGGTGTGAAATCAATTTCGAGCTGTTTGCGCTGCTCCCTCCAATCTTCGAGTGTAAGCTTTCGAGCGGCTGCAAACTCCTCTTTGTATTCTTCCAGCTTGTTTTTGGCCAGCTTAAAATCGTCGCGGGCAGCTTCCACCTTCAAATAAATTTGAGCCGAAAGCTCATCGCGATACTTAATGTATTCGTCCAGCTCAACAAAATGGTTGTACAAAGCATCGTAGCATTCTAATTGATAACGCATCACACTTTCGCGGGCTTCTTCCTTCACGTTTCGGCTGTCGATCCTGAACAACCAACCGAAAGCATATTTGTACGGAATGGTGACCATTTCACGCTCCTTTTTATCGAATCCAACTGTGGTGCTCAGCACCACAGTTGAACTCAAAATTGGATCGCTTTTTAACTTCTGTAATTGACTTGAAAAATCAACTCCTAAAGCTTCGCAAATAGGTTTAACGGCTACTCGTTTTTCACCGTTTTCGATTACAACAATTTGTGTTTTGTTGATTGTGGCAACTGTGGTTACAGTTGCTTGATGGGATTGTAACATAATTTATGTCCTCCAAACGGAAAAAACCCATCAGATTTGTCTCAGCAGTGTGTCGCTGGCCTAACCTTACGGTTTCGGCAATCTGATGGGTTTTCCCCTATGTTGAAGAATAATGTTTTGAACATGGTAACACTTTTTAGACACGGCAAAGATACAAACAAACTGTAAAAAGTCAAGTATTATTATTTCTTAATTACTCAAAAAGAAGTAAAGCATTATGTATTTTACTAGCATGTTTAGCTTTAACATCATTTTCAAAAAAACCTTCAGAAGTATATATTCTAACTTTTACGATCTGATTGGATTTTAAAGCCTGTATTTGATTTTTATCAATTGGATAGGATGTTTGCACACCATAACCCTGACTACCGGCAAAACCTTTTGCGCCACACCCTATACAGGCAATACTGTATTTTAAATTTTGCAAACTAATTACTTCATCATCACTTAGCTTAAACATAAATTCTTGACCTTGATCAATTGCAAATACTTTATTACCTATCATCATTTTCAAATCAAAAAAATATGAATCATTAATTTGTGAAATTCTGAAATGACCATAGAAACTAGTATTACTATTAAACGTTTCCCAGGATGTTCGTTTCACAGTATTCCCTGTAAACTCATCAACTTCATTTATTTCAAGGCTTTGAGCGTGCAGAACTACTGAGCTAAAAAGGAAAAGTAAAGCAAAAATTATTTTTTTCATATCAGATGGATTAATTGATTTACCCCCGCAGATTACAAAAAAAGCCGGCAAAACAACGATAAAAGCAAAAAAGAAAATGATCAGCATTACTTGTGTTTCCATAGGATAATTGATTTGGTTTAACAATGAGGCCACTAAGGTAAGTAATAAAACTAAAGGCCTTCAATATCAGAGGGCAGATTTTTTGTTTCGGGGATCCATTTTTCATATTTGCCATGCACCAGATACATCAGTGCGCTGGGTATTTGGGTGCTGTACCAGGCTTGGTCAGGATAATCGAGGCGTTTTTCGCTGCTTTTATCCAGCTCAATCATACCATTGTCGGTTTTTTTGAGCGGGCTCATATTCATGCTGCTAATCAGTTCCTCACATTCATTTTGGCATATCCGCAGGCGTGGGGTGCGCTTTTCGCGTTCGGCCATCAGGCGGCTGTTCAGGTTGTAGTGCTGCCAATGGTAAATGGTGCGCTGATCCATGCTCATCAGGTGCACTGTCCAGCCCAGGGCTTGCAGTTCGGAGCGTAAAATTTTGGCATCCGTATCGCCTTTGGCATTGCCAAAAAACGCCTGTTTGCGCTGGTTTCCGGCACGGTCGTAATACATATAAATCACTTTGCGCCGGTGCGTTCCAAAAAAGGTATTGATTTTTTCGGCCAGCGCATGATGCTCATCGGGCGTTATTACCCACATATTTTTGAAAACCCGCATCACTGGCGTTCCGGCTTCGGAATGCTCTTGCGCAAATACGGCACTCATAAAGTTGCCGGGGTCTAATCCCATCAGCAGCGGCATATCGGCCTGGCAGTATTTAAGGTCGCGGCTGCTTCGCTTGTAGGTGCCATCCACAGCATACAGGTCGATATTGTCGTAACGGTAGCTGTCAGTAAAGATATGTTTGTTGGCAAACTGGCTAAAAAAGCGGTTTTGTACTTTTTTGGGTCGTTGGTTCAGGATCGTTAGCGCAAATTTATCAAAGTTGTGGCGGCTGCCTTGCAGCTGTTCGCGCATATAATCCAGCCCAAGTATTACAAGGTTTGTAAAACTGGTGCCCTTCATAAAATAGGTAGCTCCTTTGCGTTTTTCTTCCAATTTGGGCTGCCAGCGTGCCGCAAATCGGAAAGCCTTATCAATATTGGCATCAATTTTTTGGGCTTTATCCAGCAGGCCGCCTTCAATGGCTGTTTGGCGTTCTGTTTTCCACATTTCGGCCTTTGCCAGTGCGGTGCTCACCCTATAAGCCACATACATGATCTCCTGCAGCAGCTCTTTGTCCATATTTTGCTCCCAGGCAAGCCACCAGTCATGGTCATTTTCAAAGTTTGGCGCACTGCTAAAGCCCGTAACGCCACCAAAATAAACCGATTCGCCAAAAATGGTGCGGTCGCCACGTTTGGCCGGTTGCAGGCGTTCGCTGTAGTTTGTTTCGCTGATACGCAGCATTTCGTCAATAATGATATGGGCAATATTTTGCCCTACCAATGAAGTATTGGCACGATCCACACCGGCAAATTTGGCCACAGTTCCACACGAAAAGCTGATGGTATGTTTCCAGTCAACAATTTCGGTATAAGGCCTTTTGAACCAGCGCGGGGGCTCTTTGCCATATTCAAAATGCGTGCCGCGTTTGTAGTATTTATTCAGGTAGGTAAGTAATCCGGGCACGATGCTATCAATTACAAAGGCATACGATGGACCAGCAAGCGCGAGCGTGGCGCGGGGCAGGTCGTAGGCCACGCGCACAAAGCGCGGAGCCATTATTTCGGTTGTTTTGCCCGAACCACGGCCAAGCATACCGATAAGGTTAGTGGTATCGGCCAGCAGTGCATGGGTTTGCGCCACACTGTTATATTTTTTTTCGATTGTTGCCCGTATTTCTTTATCCGTCAATAAGTTCATAGTCGGCATCTTCAATACCCAGATTAAGCGCGGCATCCTGTTTGGCTTGCTGTTTGGCGCGTTCGTCGGCGGGCAGTTTGTCAATAAATTTTTCGGTATCAGTCCAGAGTGTACGCAGGTTAAAATCTTCTTTCAATCCCAGCTGTTTAGCATCAACCGAAGGATTCACGAGCTGAATAATAGGTTTAATCTCATCAGGATTGATGGTAAGGGCGCTGGCCTCTTTGCGGTATTCGCGTGCCAACTCCATAAACTTACCCGCTTGCGTATAGTTGTTGGCTGCAATAGCCAGCCGTGCAAGGTCTTCCATACGGTCGGCATAGTAGTTGTCCCAGGCGGCAGCTTTTACGGTGCTATTCAGGTGAAAGTAGTTTATGGCATCATATACCCTGTCGCGTGCCGTATTGAAGGCCATTTCAGGAAAAGTTTCCTGCATTTTGCGCGCAATTCGGCTAATATTGTGCTCATGGTCAGTATTCCATATTTCGGAAACCCTTCCGATTTCGCGGATATACTGCTGCAATTCGGCTGGTATGGCAGCAGATTGGCCGGATTTAAGAAATCCCTGTATCACTTTTACAGGCAGCTTATTAATTTCTTCGAGGGGTGTGTAGCGGCTCATATTCCAAAAAGTTCCTGGCGCAAGGCCTGCACCTTTTCGAGCTGCTGCAGTTCGATGCGCTGTTTTTTAGTTTCAATTTCGGCCAGTTGAAAGTTTTCCACATCAAGGCGGTATTGCCCGGCATTAAAACCAGCCTGATACATCACAAAAAGCGGGCTATCCGGATCGGCAAAGTCCTTTTTGAATTGTTCGGGATTTTCGGGATTTAGGATGCTGATAACACGATCAACCGGATACTGCAGAGCCCCGAACGATTTCACTTTTTTCAGTATTTCTTCGGTGTATTGCATTATTCCAGTTTTTTATCGAAATCTTCGCCTTTTATAATTGTAGCATCAGGATTAAAACCGAATTTTGTTAAAAACAGGTACTTAGCATCATAAGTGGTAAACGAAAGGGTAACGTATTTTTCTTTAGCACTTGCCTGGGCAGCTTCTTTTTGCTGCTGTTTTACCTGCCTGTAATCAAATGGCGCTTTTTCTGGTTTTTCTGATTCTTCCTGCTCTTGGTTTTCTTGCTTTTCGGCTTGTTTGATGGCACGTTCAATTTGTTGTTGTTCCTGTAGTTCGGTTCCAACTTCTGCTATGTCAGAAACAATAGATTCGTTGGTGCCAAAATCAACATCAGGCACATAGGTAGCAATCAAATCAAGATCGTCGGATGAAAGGCCGGCGGCTTTGGAATCAATATCGGGCAACAGCGCGGCCAATTTTTCAAAATCAAACTCACCCTGCACCGATTGATTATTCATGTAGATGTTTTGCTCTTTTTCGGTTTTTTCGTCCATTTCTACCCGTTCCACTTTAACGGGATAGTCTGTTTCGAGCGTTCCATCGTAATTATTAAGCACATCGAGGGCTTGCATCCGCTTGTGGCCGCTCACAAGGTTTCCGGTTAGGGCATTCCATACAATACCACCCAAAAATCCTACTTTTCTAAAGTTTTGGCGTATAGACCTTACCACATCCTCATTTTCGAGCCTGGGATTATAGGCTGCAAAATTGATCTGGCTGCGAAGCACAGTAATCGTTTCACTGGTTTTGATTTTGGTACTCATATTCAAATAAGATTGTTTTTGTTGCAGGAAAAGTTTCAAACACCTTTTGCAGATCATCAGGATAATTTTGCTGCATCCACACAAGTAAATCTGGATCGGTAATATCAAAACCTGTTGATCTGGTTTTTTGGTTATAGGTAAGCGGTTTGATCAATCGTTTTTGATTGATATATTTAAGTGCCAGGCCATTATTCCAGCCTGATAGCGGATATACTTTATTGGTTTTGGTATTTAAGGCTTGCATTGGCAAGTCTTTGAGCATAAAACGACGGTTCATGCTGTCGCTCATTTTGAAGCCATAAACGCTGTAATTGATACCTGTTTTGGCTCTTATTTTTGCATCAATACCATTAAGCGTTTCGATTCTTATATTTTTATTTTTTTTTATTCCTAAATACCCAACTTTTATATAATTATTCAACACAAAATGAGGCACTTGCAAAAACTCAACTTTGTATTTATTTTCTGCCCACCTGATATATTTGTTAATGTGTTCAATATCGGGCACAATATACATAAATACGCAAACAATGCGGTTAAAGAAAGGAGCCAGCATATCCAATAAGGCTATGCTGTCCTTTCCGGTTGCACTATGAAACAAGATCACCTGATCTGTTTCTTTTCGTAGATGTTCAATTACGCGGAATGGCATTTCTACCTAACGGTATAATTGAACTGAGTACCAGGCATTGTAGATGATGTAGTATCATTTGCACCACCAGCCGTTTTGTTTTCGCCTGCAAAGGCTAACATTCTGATAATCATAATAATGATATTTAGGGTTAAACAATAGAAAATTCGATGGTTATACCCAAATCGCCTTTTTTAAAGCCAACTGGGATGTATTTCATAAACTTATCAATTCTGATAGTTTTCACTTTCACAGTTACCTGTTTTTTGTTTGAGGTAAATGTTATCGTATCTATTTGTTTTTGAGCAGTGATAACATTGTTTTCCACCTCATAAAACAAGTTTATATACTTGTCGAACCAAGGATAATTTACTTCCGTTATTTTTCCGGTAGTAATTTTATTGATCATCGTCCCAAGTGCATTCAATTCTAAATTCATAAGTTATGGTTTTAAATTTTGACCAAAAATATACTACCCCATATGTTTTAAAAAGGACAAAAAAAGAAAGCCCTGATTTCTCAAGGCTTTCTGGCGTTCAATGTTAAAGTTGCGCTATTCAGCGGCGTTTTTTTCTTCAAATTTAATGTAAGCATGCCACCAGTCGGCGGCGCGCCTAAACAGGCCGGCCATACGATCAGCATCGGCTTGGGTTTTAAATTCCGGATTGTCGAATAATTTAACCGGCACCAGCAAAAAATCCATATCATTAACGGTAGTAGTTCCGTAAACATTAAACTGTTGCAATGCTTCAATGTATTTATCTTTTGGCCAATCGGTAGTGTCGAAAACTTCGATCAGCAATGCCGGTTTTTTGATGTGTAGCACAAATTCGCGGCCAGATTCAATCAGCGGATTTTCGGCTATCATAAATCGGGGTAGGTTGTCTTTCATGGCTTTGTTATTTTTTGCAGCACTTCATCGGCCAACTGATTTGAAACAATTCCAAAGCGTTGGATCATGTCGTCATCCATGCCAGGCTCTTTCATTTCTTCGGGAGTTGGTACGGTGATACTGCTGATTATTTCGGTTCGAGAAAGCAGATCATAACAGAAATTAAGTGCGCTAAGCAGCTCTGTTTCATCGCTTGTAAGATCATTGTTGTAATCGCGCCGGGCTTCCATCTCTGTAATTTGCAGCGAAATTGCATCAATTGCGTGTGTGTGTTTCATCGTTCAATTTTTAGGTTTTTCAATTCTTCGGCTAATTTATGAATTTCTTTTTCAACTGATTTGATCGCGCCGGATCTGTCGTTAGTGTTTAATCGCTCATGTATCAGAGCGTTTAGCCATTGGCGGCTCTTGCCCATCCGGGCGGCTATCCCGCTCACTTTGAGCGGGTAGGCTTTGAAGGTTTGTTTGATGTTCATGTTGATTTGTTCATTTGTTGATTTGTTGATGAATTAAAGTTCAGTAATAATTCTAAATTTAATTTTATCTTTATGAATTAGCTCTGTAAAATACTGAAACGAAATATTTTGAATGAATATTTTATCTTTTAAAACCTTAACTGTTTTAATTGATTTCCAATAATCTACATGCTTATCTAAAATAGGATCAAATGCGGTATAGGTTAATCCTTTATTTTTTTTCTGAATAAATGTTATCATAGCTCTTAATTATTAAATATTAAATAATCCTAACTGGCCTTTTACTTTGAAAGGCTTTATTTTTCGCACGTTTCGGACGTGCCAGGCAAAAAGGCCGGGCGAATAATCGCACATAGCCGCTTCTTGCAGCGCGGGCGTAAATTGCGTAATATCGTAAAGTTCAACGATATAAAGTGCAAAGCCTAATTGATAATAGCCTTCGATGCGCGGATCGCTGTTAAGCAGATACGCGCCGCGCGCCAGATCTGCTTTGGCTTTTATTTCACGCATGAAATTATCGGGGCGCGCACTGCTGCAAATTAGCAAGTCGCCGCGAAAGTGCGTTTGCCAGGATCTTATTTCAGCTGTTTTAAGCCCGTGGCCGATTAAATCGGCCCAGGGCTGGCGGATAGATAGGGCTTTCATAATTAAGGAGCAAACAGCAATCCATTTGCTGGATGCTTGATATTTGTAAAGCTCTTTCCTGAATAATCAGAAAGAGCCTTGAAACATTCTTTCACTCCTTCGTCAAAAGATTCTTTGACGATAAATACTCTATTAACTTTCCTACGTTGATCAATTCCCCCGTGGAAGGAATGATATATTGTAAAGGCACAGTTTTCTCCTGTGTAGCCCCAGGTTTCACCGTTTCCCCAGAAACGGTTACGGTTAGCGGACTGGTTTTTGTCAGATATAGAACTTGTCAGTTCATCAAGTTCTATGTTTCCAATTTCCGAACGTGGAATGATGGAAACCATATCCTTTGAAATCCTGAACTCAGAGCGAAGAAGCTCAATTGGTGTCATGTCTGATTTCGGCTTAATAGCCCACACGCTTCCACAGTTGTATCCAAGTGAGCCACCCATTTTGATGGTAGTTTCACCAGCTTTTGAGCCGTCAGTATTCCAGCCTGAAACTTTGATGTGAGTTTCGGACTTTTTTTCTATAATAAAATGGTGGCGACCTAATGTTCCACCTGCACGGAGTTGAACTCCTGTTTCTTTTTCGACTAGCTCGTCGAAATTATAATATCTATTTGCCATAATCTTATGATATTTGATATTTATATTAAGATGATTTTTGCCCGTGTAGCCGTTAGCGCAGCTGGATTAACTATTTATAAAACTAGCTCATAATTGAACCCCCAATTTGTGAGCTAAAATTCTTTTTACATAATAAATTTCCCCGTTTGCCTGCTGCAAAAGTTCATCAGCTCTTACAGCTCCTATTTCTCCAAATTTATTTTTTTGTTCATATCTTTCTTTAAAATTTCGCGTGCCTGCAGGGCAATTTCCAGCTTCAACACTATCTTTCGTCGTTATCCAAACTTGTTTCAAATTTTCTGAAATCTGTTCCCGTGTCAGGGAATTCCAGAAACGTCTTTCGCGAATTTCGCGGGCGGTTTTTTTGCGAATTTTCGCAACTTTATCAACAGCGTCTTGCAGTGTCTTAACAGATTTAGATCTTTTGATATGAAAGCCGCGCACTAAAAAGCCTTCAACTTTTTTCACTTCCAGGCCGCGCGCCTGTTCAAACCAAACTACTTCCATCCCGTTTCGGTCAATTTTTTTGCCCTTAAAAACAGTAATCAAACTGCCTATTTTTGTAAAGCTGTAGTTATCAGGAATAAACATTTGAAAAGTGTAGTGATGTGCCGGATATTTAGTGCGCTTTGAGTAAAGATTCCAGTCATTATCAACATGTGTAACGATTTCAATTTCTGCATCTTTTGTGATTTCAAAATAATTCATGTGAGCGCCAGTTCTGAAATTCCACATCCATTTGAGCGCTTGCACGCGAAATACTTTCAAAAAATGATTTCTGGCAAAGCTGGTCATTGATTTAAACTGATCGTAAGTGATCAGTTCGGCGGCTAATTTTTTCGTAGGCACAACAATAGGATTGTTTTCCGAATATTTCAAAATAATGAAGTTTACACGCTCCATTGCTGATTTCTGCTGCTTGTCAATTTTGCGCCTTTTTGCTTCTTTTGCATCAGCTTCTTTTTTTTCGTTGTTCAATTTCGTGAACAATTGCTGAAGATTTTCCACTTCATTTTCACGAATTGCGCGCCGGATAGCTTCGCGATTTTTTTCGACAAATTTCGGATTTCTTATGTCCGATTTTTTTGTTTCGTAATTCCACAAAAATTCACTTTCGCGGGTTTCGTAACCGATAAGCTCAATTACTTTTCTTTCTGTTTTTGTTAATTCTAACTTTTTCATCTTTTTTTTGCCGGTTTTTTATCCAGGTTGGCCCTTCCTGTTTTGGATTAATTATAAGACAAAGATAATATCGTTTTGTATATTATGCAAGTTTTTTAACACTTTTTTTTAGTCTTATCTGCATTTTTTCTGTTTCGTGGAATTTTCCCAATATTGGAAACGTGTTTGATTTTTAAACTGTTCACTTTCGTACATCAGTGCTGGCAATTATTTATTTATGAGTGTGATCCGGTGCTGGTTGCAGATCGTTTTGTTTTTTTGCCTGGTTTTGTTGTGTTTGTTTTGCCGTAACGCTGAGTAAGCGGCTTGGTTTGAATTGATATGAAATGCACACATATATGAGGCTTTCAGCTACTTAGCATCTATTAAGCTGATAAGATCGCAGTCATCAGCTTTACTTTGATTTGATAGTTTTCGATATGATCGAGCCAGCTCTGCTGCTCTGCTTTTGATCTGTACTTTTTATTTTTGATCAAACTTTTATAGCGCACAATTGATCTGTTCGCATTGATCAATTCGCGTGTGAAGCGTTCAGGATTATGCTGCTTTAATTTTTCGAGCTCATTGCGCTGCTTGTGCTGCAGCAGAATTGCATGCTTAAATAGAAACTGGCCTTTGCTCTGATAGTTTTCGAGTTCAGCAAAGGCCAGAATATTGCGCTCTTGCGCGTTAAGATAGTCGCTTATTGTGCGTGCATCAGCTTGATCGTTGAGTTTAGGATCGAGCTGCTGCATTAGTTCATAAGCATACACACGATCATTGTACAAAGCCATGCACAATTGAATGTCCGGATCAGCTGTCCGGTTCCAGCTTATGGCTGGGTATTCTGCTCTGGGGCCGCTTTTTTTTTAGCTGCTGGCTTAGCTTTAGCTGGGCGCTTTTTGGCCGGCTTAGCTGCTAGCTTAGCAGTAGCAGGCTTTTCAGTGATGTAGTTGCCTTCGTTAGGCGTTTGCAGCTTGCGTTTGATAGTGATTTCTGCTTTGCCCAGGTCTCTGTTGTTGAGCACTGTTTCGGCGCTCACATTGTCGAGCAACTCAAACAGCATACGTTCGTCAAGCGATTTCTTGTTGTAGGGTTGCGCTAGTTTAAGCGAATCAATCAGTCTTGATTTTGGAAACGTTTTTTCAAACAAAGCAAAATCAGCATCAAAGTGATCAGCAGTTGCGTGTCTCACAATAAAATTGTTTTTAGCTATAAAATCCATGATCTTCAATTTTTAAGGTGATTAATCAATCAGCTGCAAAGTTGGTTTACAATGTAAGCTAAAGCAAGGACAAAAAAAAGCCCTGCATCACTGCAGGACTTTCATTGAGAAACCAAAACCAACTTATGAAAACTTATTACAAATTAAACACGTGATCCGGCTATTTCGATAAACTTATACGAACCAGCCCCATCTTTAAATATTTTGAAGCTGATCTGTTTGCCTGGGTTTGCTGTCCAGTCTTCACCATCAATCAATAGGAAATCGGCAATATCAACAATCACAGGCACATTATTAACGTTTTCAATTGCGCCAGGCACACCCAGCACGGTAATGATGCGATTTACATCGGCATCAGTAACGGCCTCGATAGTAGTAACATTAACACTTGCAACACTGCCTTCGTTCATTTGATAAACTTCGGCAGAAGTAAGCGTAATGCTTGTAGCATCAGCGGCAACGCTTGTAGGTGCTTGTGTTGTAGTGTTTCCGGTATATTTGCTCCACATCTCGCCCGATTCGTTTTTAAACGTAACGGTAAAGCCTGTATAATCCTTTAGCATTCCGCCATCAAAACCGCTAAAGACAATCGGCTTACATGCCGTACCGAGCAAGAATTTTTCATGCGTTGAGCAATTTTCAAACACGATAAAGAAACCTTCCTGCAAACCTTGTTCGAGCAAGTTCATCACTTCATCACTTATGCCACCAAGCCCGAATGTTATTTCATTTGTTATTTTGCTTGCAAAGTCGCCTTCTTCTCCTGTAGCTTTAATTTCAGTGCTATTTCTTAACACTTCGACCCAATGCCAATATTCGCCTGCTTTTAATGGTATATTGCCTCGTTCGCGATTCGTACGCGTGGGGAAAGCCTGCTTATCATCGTATTGATCTTCGCTAAGCAGCCAAAGTTTATATTTAACGGCATTACCTGTACGCTGGCTGTTTGGCACACGTTCTACATTGCCAATAGCCGCCATTACAGTGGCCACAACAACGGTAGTGCCTGTTTTAGCCTGTACATCAAACAAATCGTCAAAATCTGTTTGTCCGGCAGCAAAAACAGCCAATGGAGCAGCAATAAACATAAATGCCAGGATGAGCATAAATCGCATGGTAAGACCTTTTGCTCTTCGGTTATCGGCCTGCTGCACAAAGCGAATGCGCTTTTCTTTGATATTAATTTTATTAAATCGTTTCATTTTGTATTATGTTATTTAGTGATTTTTTTCTGTTTCAAAAAATCCCCCTGACTATAAGCAGGGGGCTTGTTATCACATTTTAAGCTTATGCCGTTACCTTGCGGGCAACTTCGATAAACTTATTGGTAGTGCTGTTGTAGTACACTTCGATGTAATCGCCTACAGCGGTTGGTATCCATGCAGCACTGATATCGCTAAACTTAAGCGCTTTGGCGATAGTGCTGGCATTGGTAGTGTTTCCACAAGTAATACGATAAACAACGCCTTCTTCGGCATTTGTGATGTCGGTAATGGCAGTTGCCTCGGTATTTTCGTCTGTTTCAAACAGATAATTCACAGCGCCATTTGCAGTTGTAGCATCAGGAGCCAAAACAGTTACCGGATCAGTGAGGAAGATATACTGGTGTTTGCGCTTGTCGGCGGCCAGTGTTGCAGCATCTGCAAACTGTTTTCCGACCATATAAGCGCCAGCACCTTCTTTCCACCAGCTGGCAACGATAAGGCTTTCCAGATCGCGCTGATAGTAAAGTGCTTCCATTTCGCCGGGGCGATTTTCGTACAGCTCAATATTGCCAGGAATAGTGATCCACATCAAATTGCTGTTGCCCATGTTTGGCACGCCAACAATACCGCTAAGGCCGTAGTTCTGTACTTTCACTTCACCACCGGTGAAGTCCATTTGCACACCATAAGTATCGCGGTATTTAGCCAGATACCATGGGATATGCTTTTCGTTCATGTACAAACGATAGCCTTGCAGCGATGGCAATACCTGATTCACATTCTCAACAAATGTTTCCACAAAGGTGAGAATAGTGCTGGCAGTGTAAGTGCGCAGGCTGGTGAAAGGTTCGAGTTTAAACTCATCCACATATTTCTGCAGACGGCGAACAACACCATCAGCAGCCAGTTTATGGTGGCCGGCAACTTCCGAAACAGGATCAACACGAACACCCATCACGCGGCGTTCTTCCTGCTCATTGCGCAGTTTTTTGAGTGTTTCGAGCATCAGCCATTCGATAAAGCTCCATTTCATTGGATCGGAGCCTTCGCGGTTCAAGTAACCAACATACTCTTTTTCGAGTTGTTTCATGTCGCTGAATTGATGTTTGAACATCACATCATCAACTTTTGCCAGTTCGGGGATTAGTTTATAACCACCTTTGAACACATGTCCAGCCTGATAAGCTTGTGAGAAATCAGTGAGGAAAGAGTTTGTCATTTCCATTTTGTTCTGCACACCATACAATACTGGGAAAATACGGCTTACAGAAGGCAACGCACGAATGTAGCTGATCAAAGCATCCTGACGGCGCACAACATATTCCTCGCCCCAACCGGTGCCATCAAAACCAGTGTAATCAATGGTATCGAGGCCTTTGGTGATGCTTCCGAGCAATCCTTTGTTGTGTAGATCGCCAATACGTTCGGCTACTTTTTCGGCATAGTCGTTAAACTCTTGTTTAAAAAGGCTTGTTGTTCTGTCGTCCCACCGCATGCTGGCATCACGTTTAATGGTAACGTTGTTCCATGGTTTGCTCAATGCAAACAGATCGGCAGGAATGCCAAAGAGATGTGTTTCGTTATGGCCAAAGCCACCCAAAACTACTTTTTCTGGACGTTTCATTTCAACTTTTTTTCCATCACCTTCTTCCGGTTGAGCTTCTAATTTCTTTTTAGCTTCGGCCAGAGCGGCAAGGTTTTTCTTCATTTCGGTGATTTCTGCGGCCAAATCAACTTTTGGGGTTTCAACAGGCTGCTTTTTGTTTTCCTGCTGTGCAGGTTTTGGAGCATCTTCTTCGCCAAAGAGTGCCAGGATAGCATCGGCCTGCTCTTTTTCGAGCACCGGTACTTTCTGTGCTTCTTTAATGGCTTGAAGTAGTTCGATACCGTACTCTTGTTGAAAAGCAGCGGTAAATTTTGCCCAATCTTCGCTTGTGAGACTGTCTTCTTTAAATTTTTTATACAGTCCCAGCTTATTGGCAAGTGCAATGATTTTTTCTTTCATTGTAACAGGGTTTTAGGTGAATAATTTTTGTACTTGATTTTTGCTATATTCAAAAGCTTCTTTTACTACCTGATCGAGCGGTTTCACTTCATCCACCAGGCCATTGTTTTCGGCATCAAAGGCATAAAACATTTTGCCTTCTAACAAACCTTCCACAGCCATATCGAGCCGGGGCCTGTTGGCACGCACAATATTTTGAAAGTGAATAGCCCAAGGGCGCAATTCTTCATTGATAATGGTTTCTGGTTTTCCATTGAGGGCATCCATATAGCCCTTGTTTTTGAAACGGCTTTCGGGCGGTATGAGCTTGATTGTTTGCAGGCCTTCTTTTTCGTACATCTTATCAATATTACGGATTTGAGCCATTATGCCAATGCTGCCCACTTCGGCCATACGATTTACTGCATAAATTTTATCGCAAAGAGAAGCCAGATAATATCCGGCACTCAAAGCCTGGCTGTCGACCACGGCCAAAACAGGCTTGTTGCGCCTGCGGATGGCTTCTTCCATCGGAAAAACGCTGTGATTGGTGCCACCTGGCGTGTGAAACTGCAGAACAATGCTTTTTACATTGTCCTGTTCATATAACTGTTTGAGGAGATTGCTGTATTCTTCTGTGCCCCAGTTCCAAGGGCTACCATATTTGCTAAGCATTCCACGGATTGGAATAACGGCCACACCGTTTTGGGGTTGATCCTCTGTTTCGGTATTTTTGAGTTCGCGTGCTAGCGGATCAAAAATATTCATCATGGTTTCGGGGCGCATATCGGCCACTGTTTCGCCGGCTGCAATACGCCGTATAACAGGCATATAAGCATCAAGGTGATCGCCATGAATATCGAGGTGAGAAGCTGAAATTTCGTGAAGGAAATCGTTATACATGCTGCATGTCATTTTAAATGATGCAGCAATGTTATAGGTTAAAACGCCTGCGGCAAAGGACTAACTTTTAAATCGTTAACATTTGATTTATAGCATATTAATCTGGAATAGCTCCGCCGCCGCATTAATCTGGTGCGACAATATTAGGATCGTATTGATCAGTAAAATCATTCACAAACTGAAAACTCAATCTGAAAGCAAAAGCCGAAAACTGGCCACCATTTATATTACTTTTTGCTGATTGAATAAGTGCCGGATATTCCAATGACCCAAAAACATAGTTGATGCCGTTTGTAAGTGTAATTTGAAATAGTAATGGAAATTCAATTAGCTTTTGTACTGATTGTGTGGTATAAAGGTACGAAACATCAAGTGTTTGCGTAATTCTGTCGCCGTGATCGCTTTTTTCGAGTTGTTCTGTAATTTCTACTGATCTTGTTTTAATAGGAATTAACTCATGCCCGTTGGCGGGTGTAATCACATTATCTGTAATGGTATTCACATGCCTGGCGTGGATCATTTGAAGTTTGCGACAAGGCAGAATGATTTTTTTATTCATAGCATAATCATTAATGGTTATTTATTGCTTATTTTTTGTTGACACGTTTGGAAACGTTTGGAAACGTTTGGAAACGCACCATTTAATTTTTTCAATTTAACTGATGCGATTTTTTACGTTTTTTTCGATATTTTCTTGCAGAAAGTGATTTTTTGTACAGGTACAATTCTTTTTTGAGCCAATCGGAATAATCTGGCGAAATATGATATTCTTCCAGGAAGATGTAAATTATTTCTTCTCGGTAGAATCCATCGCGTTCGAGGCGGCCAACAAATTCGTGATATACATCCCGAAAAAACTCCCGCACACGATGCGCGTAAAGCTTGCTTTTGTTTTGCGAAATGTAATTGTAATAAAATGGGTCTTTGTGCTCCATATAGGGTAGTTCTATCAAAAATGCGTTACAATCTTTATCGCTGATCCAGTCGGTTTCTCTGTTTTCGGGTTGAATGCTTACAAACTGCTCAAGCCTGGTGAGCAGATCGTGTTTTTTGGGAAATTTAAAAACGAGTTCGTGCTGCTGGAAATATCCGCGCAAAAACTCCTGATAAAACGGGTGCAATTTTACTTTGGTGTAGATGCCACTGGCCATAATTAATTGTTTTGGTTTTGATTTCCAAAAATAACCATAAATGATTATAAAATCCTGTAAATAATCAGAAAAGATTATTCAGATGGCAAATTTTTTTCGGTGAGTAGTTTTATTACTAAATCAGTAACATCCTCCTGATGATCTATCAGTATTTTGCAATTTCCGCGGCACATATAGCAGGTGCGCTTGATGCATTGGTTGTGGTATTCGTTTTCGTAGCGAAATCCTTTGCCATTGCAGTATTCGCATGGGTGCTCGATGGTGGTTATTTTGATATATTTAATCATATTACATTTTTTTTTGAGTTGCGTATATCTACATTTTAAATTGATTAATCATAACACACACATATACGGCAACTTGAATGAGTTGCGTATATACACTCGTTATCGGCAACCTTAAAGACACAGCGATTGATTCTCATCATATTTGATATAATAACCATTGTGCTGAAAGGTTAGCCGTTTATATAAGTCAAGTTCGTAAAGTTTATTTATTTGTGCCTGACTTGGGGCTTTGTGAATTATCGGATGAGAATAAACGGTACTCCCAACCATTACCCAACCTAAATTCATAAGTATGTCAGTTGGTCGGTTACTTTCAGGGTAAAGTTGAGTTGCTATTTCACTATGTAATGAAGTATATTCTTTACTCAAATCACCTTTAAACTTATGAATTTTACCCGAACGGTCTATCCAATATTCCTTTTGTTTACGTTCCTTATTTGTTTCTATGTTGTATTTTTTGTCCATTTAACTAATTATTAGATGATTAAAAATGCAGCCGATAACACGCAATATAAAAAATTGGCTATCAAACTGCTGTGGTAAATTGAAAGTGACTGCAAAGCCAACTTTTCATATTGCCGTACGTTAGCCACCATTTAAAGATGACTTGCGATTATCCTTCTCAGATTTATCAATTGTTATTCCTATTACTTCATAAAATTGTTTATACTTAAATGTTTCAAGATACTTTTGTGCATCTTTTTTGCGAAAAAACAACAATCCTACATAAACTTTGTCATTATCAGAAAATGTTATCTCTCTGTCAAATAGCATATTTTGCCAAATTGTTTTTCCTGTGTGTTTTATTGCAAAAGCTCTCATAATAAAAACGGTGGCTAACACAGTATATAAAATATAGGCGAGTAAGTGCTGTTTTAGCCGTTATTCCACTTTATCTACCTTTTTGTTAACGCCAACAATATGGTTTTGTAGTCGCCTACATTTCATATACTCGGCACGTTATGCACAAGCACTACCGACACGTTCCAAAATAGCATCTACGTGACAAGGAGAAGAAAGCGAACAAAAACACGCTAAATCCTTTCCTTTAAGTTCTTCTATGCTTGGCGGTGTAGGTAAGTATGGTGCAATTGCTTTTAATTCACCGTCAATCCATCTACCGTATAACTCGACAATATCTTTTGTCTCAAAGCCATTTGAATAACTCCACATTATCCAATTGTCTAATTTTTTCCGATTAGTTGAGTAGCATTGAATAAAGCCATCAGGAGTTAATCGGAAAGGATTTCCCCATTTAGTAGGTCGTCCAACATACTTTGCATTTTCAGGCATTTTCCATCCCTTTGTTCGCTTTATTTGTATTCGTTTCATAATCAAAATTTATAGTTAATAATCCGTGCCAGTGCATAACAGCACCTAAAAAACAGCTTCGTGCCTCAGCCGATTTTTTAGCTGCGGCACGTTATAGCCAATACTACGACAGTGCTTTAATCAACTTTTCGTCAGTAATCAGCATAAGGTCTGCCCCGCTTTCTGAGGGGTCGTAATCTCCATCTTTCCATTCATTGTATAAATCTTTGTCATATTCTTTTAAATCCTCTAAATCACACGCATTAGCTATTGGGCACGAAAAAGAATAGCATTTACCTTGCAATTTTAATCCAAATTGAGCAATAAAATCAGTTTCATAAATCTTGTTTAAACGAATATCATTTGCAAACTGCTTCCCTTCCTCTGTTTTTAACGCTCTTTGTATTTTATTCCAGCTTCCATATTTCTTACGAAGTGAAATCATTAGTATTTTTTGCTCAATATTTTTAGGAAATCTTTCGTGCGAACCATCCTCACGCACCTTCACAATTTCTTTTTCTTCACAATCTTGATGGTTACATCCATAATGGTTATTAACCGGCGTTTCAGAATTTGCATATCCGCAGACCTTCATTAATTCATTAATGTGTACTACTAAGACCGTACTGGCTATATCAATAGGTAATACGGCATTGCCTTTGTTCTTTTCTAATAAGTTTTTTGTATTCATATCTTTAGTGTTTTAAATTAAGTTCATGCAAGTGTGATAAACGGCAACGACCGCATACCACCATATGTTAGCAAACATTAGCCCCAGACAATACCAGTTCCACCACATGAACGGCATTGTTCGGGTGTAATACTTGTTGTTAACCAACTACCACTTGTTTGCAAATAAAACCCATTAGAAACTAATCCATTCCCACCACATACTGGGCATTTGTGGGGGGTTAAATATCTGCTGACATCCGCTATAAGTAATGGCGGGTTAGTTTGTTCTTTAATTTCTATTTTTTCTTTTGACATAATTTTTAAATTTTAAGTTTTATAAAAACCCCCACACCAGCATAAGGGTTTAACTAATAAGAACGACGTATTTTAATTATCTGACTGGTAGGGGGTTTCATCTTTTATCCTTTCGTAAAATGGTATGCGTTTCATTAAATGTGTATTCGTGATCTTGATCGTAGGCGTGTAAAGCTTCCCAGGCTGCTTTTACTTTTTCGGCTTGCTCCGGATTAAGTTTGTAATATCTCATATTGCTCCTGGCAAGGTAAAATATTACCTGATCGAGTTCTGATGAACTGTACTGTTTTGATATTTTTTTTTCTTCTTCCATCAAAATATACCTATTTTTTGCACCAACACCACCAACACCACCAACACCATTGAGTATGAAATACTTAAACCGAAAAAACGCACCAACATGTGTTGGTTTTGGATTTTGCCCGACCAACACCTACCAACAGAAACCAATACCAACCAACACTTTCTGAGTACTATTTTTATTATTATATTATTCATTATTAGTAGTTTATAAATGTGTTGGTGGGTGTTGGTGGGTGTTGGTGCGGTTTTTCGATTTTGGATGAAACGCATGATTTTTTTTAAAAAAAGGCTAAAAAGGCAAATCGTCTGGTTCTTCCATCTTAACTGTATCAACAAAATCTTCGGCCTGATTCACGCTTACATTTTTACTCCAATCGACCAAATTGCCAAAAATCGGGAGTGCATTTTTTGCTCATCGGTAAGGCTGTCCAGAAACTCTTTTTTAAAACTCTGCTTAATCAAGTGTGTATCCTTGCTATCTGTTTTTTTCTCTTTTATCGGCCAGGCAATCAAATCGGCATACACGCCTTTTTCGCCCGTGATTAAATGATTGTCTTCGATCGGGATTATGAGGCACTTTTTAGGTATGCCACTCTTACCTGTGATGTTTTGGATGCCGCACTTAAAGGCTCCCAGGTTTAATTTGATACTGATGTTACTCATAAATGTTAACTTATAGGTTAATTAAAAGGGTAATTCTGTACTTTCAGCGGTTTTGGGTTCCAGGGCATGATCAGGATTTTTAGCATGGCCATTGAGTGCCACTGGTGGGGTGTAGTCGTTTTCTTCGGCTTCGCGTTCGAGGTTTATACCCATCTTTTCGAGGCGTTCGTAATCAAAGCAGAAGGCAGTGGTATTCATGCGGTGGTTTTTGTATTCGTGTGTTTTAGGATCGATTAGCTTGGCGGCAAACATGCAGGCACGTTGCACACCGATGTAGAATTTATGGTTCTGCAGGTAGTATTTGAGTGTGTCGCTGGGCAATGCTTTGAGGCCTTGCCGGCGGGCTTGCTCGCTGTACATCTTATAAACGGTTGTGTATTTGAATTTTAGAATGCGTTTGCCTTTAAATTGCAGCTTTTGATTGTTGGTAAGCTCAAGCGAATCCACATGATCAATCCTGAAATGCCATCCTTCGATAAGGGTTTCGGTGTCGAAAAGGCTTTCGAGCACATCCCAAAACTGGCCAAGTTCGTTGCTGCTTGCTACTTGCGAGTTTTGTGTACGAACGGCATTAAAGGCAATATCGCGAGCTTCGGGATAGCTGAACGGAAATTCTATTTTGCGGGCAATGGTTCGCCAGGCTGCCAGCACGGTTACCATCGAGCGCAGGATACGATCTTCGACCGGATCGTCTTCAAAATGTTTTGAAAAATCGTCCATTGTTTCGTGGTAAACGCTGTAAAATTCGGCCAGCATAAATTGCCGGTGCTTTAGCAGTTCGTTGGTAAGGTGGCTCAGGCCGTCTTTTTCCAAATCTTTAAGGCTGTCGTAGTCGGCTTTTTCGGCTGCTGTAAATTCGGTTTTGTTGAATTGCAAAAAAAGCACCCGGCTAAACAAGGCAATATCAGCCGTTGGCATTTCCTGCCCTGATAGGATCACAGCACTATTCACTTCGGTGGTTTCCTTTTTTTTGCCCTTGTCCATATTCATTTTTGAGCGGCCAATGGCATCATAAATGGATTTGAGGGTTTCGATCTTATCAAAATCGAGGCTATTTTTATATTCATCAATCCAGGCAAAAGCATTGGCAAAGTTTTGGAGCACCTGCGCCAGTCCGGCCTTGGTGCCGTTGTGAATATTGAAAGGCGTTTGCCCAATGCCATAAAGTGCCATCAAGCTCATTGCCATCTGACTTTTACCGGTTCCTTTGGGTCCAAAAAGATTGAGCAGCGGAAAGTTTTTGAAGATATGCAGCAGGTGATCCCTAAAAGTGGCCGCCACCCAATACATGATTCCGATTTTGGCATTATCGCCAAACACTTTGATAAACATTTCGGCCCATTGCATCATGCTGATGTTGCGGGTTTTGAAACGGAATTTGCGCTCATCAATGAAAATGCTTTTGTCGTTGATGTAGATGCGCGAAAAGGCCGGGATAAAATAATGTCTTTCGTCAAATTCGACCACACCATAATCATCAATCTCTTTGAAGCCTTCTTCGGTGATAATGCCATTGCTCCATGCCCAAAAGCCTTCCTTTTGCCAGCCCAAAACCGAAACTTCGGTACAGGTGCGGGTTTCTTCGTAGAGCTTTAATTTTAAGCGGTTGAATTGTGCCGGAGTGCCCCAAAACAAAAAATTTCCTTTGCCTTCAACATTGCGCTGAAAAGCCTGCAAGCTTGTCATTTCCTGCATATCGAGATTTACGACAACCTTATAATTGTGTACGTTTTCGAGCTCGAAAATGCGCTTGCTGTCGTAGATGCTATCAACATGGAAGAGCGGGCGCATCACAAAGTTTGAGCAGTGTTCAGGCTCATCGCCTTTGGTGCGGAAATAGTAGCTGTTGTTGTGTTCGTAAAATCCCCAGCGATAGTATTCGTTTACGTCAACACCTTCGGGAGTGCTTGGCTTTTTGTTGCTTTCGGGTTCGGCGGCTTCTTTTGTGATGGCTTTAATTTCGTCGCGTAGGGTTTTGGCGTTAAACTTGCCTTTACCGCTGATGCTGTTGATGTATTCTTCGCGTAGGGTGGTTTCGTAGTAGGATAGCAAGCCGGCCATTTCTTTGGTGGCTTCGTTTTTTAGGTGCGGGTCTTCGGCGGCTTTTATTATCAGGTTGCTGGCATGCCACTGGATAAAATCCATACGGTTGTGCATCAACCAATTATTTAAACCCTGCGCAGAAGTAAACGCATCAGCCGGATCAAATTTCAATTCTTTAAAATTGAAATTGTATTTGGAAGTTTTTTCGGGAATAAACGGACAGCTTTGCGCAAGCAGTGCCACATATACAGCAAAACCATGTTCAACGGCCAGTTTAGCGTTTTTGATGCTGGCTTTTTTGCCGGCATTGTCGCCATCGTAAAGCAATACCAGTTTTTTGGCATAATGGCTAAGCAGATGCAATTGCTCATTGGTGAAAGCGGTGCCCATTGGCGCAACCGTAACTGGCTGATCCAGTTCGTGCAGCCTGATAACATCTGTATTGCCTTCGACGATGATGGCCGTTTCGGATTTGCTGATGGCATTTTTGGCCATATTGAGACCATACAAAACTTTGCTTTTGTGGTAGGTTTCGCTTTCGGCAAGGTTGATGTATTTGCTTTGTTTGGCATCAGCACCCGGAAGCACACGGCCTGTAAAGCTGATCAGCCGATTGTTGTGGTCGTAGATAGGAAACACAAGCCTGTCGCGAAAGAAATCGTACAAATGTCCGTCTTTGTCGTTTTGCCTGATAAGGCCGGTGGTGAGCAGAAATTCTTCTTTGTAGCCTTGCATGCGGGCATGATCGGCCAGGGCACGGCCAGCGGCGGGAGCATATCCAATATCGAAGCTTTTTATGCTTTCGGGCTTCATGCGGCTTTGGGCATAATCGAGGGCTTTGCCAGTGAGCTGCATGCGGTAGTAATCGCGGGCAAACTCATAAAACTGGATCAGGTTTTCGCGGCGTTGGTTCTCGAACTTTTCTTCTTCGGTGGCTTCGCGTTCTTCAATTTCGATATTGAGGTCTTTGGCCAGTAGCTTGAGGGCTTCGGGGAAGCTGATATTTTGTGTTTGCATCACGAATTTAACAGCATCACCGCCCTGTCCGCAGCCAAAGCATTTGTAAATTCCTTTGGCCGGCGACACCATAAACGAGGGTGTTTTTTCGGTATGAAACGGACACAGGCCGGTATAGTTACTGCCTTTTCGTTTGAGCTGCACTGATTGCCCTACAACTTTCACGATGTCGGCTTCTTCAATTATGCGTTGCGCTATATTTTTTGGGATCATAGATGTTTATAGGTTGAAGGGTTTACGTGTTGAAGGGTTCAGGAGTTGAAGTATTTCAGTGCATTAATATATAGTTCGTTGAATAGATTTTCATCGCAACCGGGGTGTAGCTGATCTTTGCGGTAATATGACATTGTTTCGTGAGTAATATTTTGAACGGCATTTTTATAGTCGCCCTTTTTTAAAAATGATTTCCAGAATGACATTTGAATCATTCTGCGTTCTGATATACCACCATCAATGACTTTTACAACTGTAAGTATGTTTTGGTTGAAGTTTAGAGTTCCGTAATAAGTTTCTTTTTCCATGATTGTCAGATTAATGTTTCATTTTGCACCGTTTTGCACTTTGTTGTCATGGTTTTTTCATACAATGTGAAAATAATCGCGGCATGCGTTGCCTGTTTTAAGGTTTTTTGGTTGGTGGCAGCTGGGGCAAAGTTCAGGTTCGGGAATGTTATTGTTATGGTATTTAAGCATGTGGCTGTAACATTCCAAGGCTTTTGGATAGCTATAACCTGAAACTATTGCCAGTTGCCTTAATGATGTAGTTTTGAGTGCATGATCCTCGAATATCATTTTTTCGAGTTTTTGATACTGATATTGTCTTCTACGGATTTCAGCCTGCAGCTCAATTTTTTTGAGTTCTTCGAGGTATTCATCAGGAGTTTTCATAGCTGTCTGATAAGGTCTTCGATGGTTTCGCGCCTGGCGTCAATTGCTAGCTGCAATTCTTCGGGTGTGTTATAATGCGTATCAAATTCGTCCTGGATAAACGATTGCTCATGTTCGTGGATCAGCTGCGTATTGAGTAGCTGCAAGGCTATTTTGATAAGCTTAAGCTGGTGGTTTGTAACTGTTATCTGCTTATACATGACGATTTGATTTTAAGGTTAGTGTCGATGGCTTTTGTGAAATTATCGAAAGCCTTTTTTTCCTGTTCGTTCAGGTTTTTGATGTCGGTATAGATGCGAATCGGTTTGTCGTTCACATAAATATATCCATCAGGTTTGCGTTCTACATAAATCATAGCTGTGAAGTTTTGAGGTTATTTTTATTGAGATTTACTCTTTTTGAGCTTTGCTCTTTTTTTTAACTCGTGCTGCATGATCCCAAGGTGCAGATCAATTTCTTTTAACCAGCAATAGATTAAATACAACAGATAGGCCATCCCTAAGGCAGCGATTGCGCTTGTTAGCGAAATGATAGTGATTAGCATGATGTGTATTGTTTAGCCACCATCACGAGTGAATGGAGGCGGGTTTTCATTTGGTGCTGGTGTGCTGGGATGATCTGGCCAATGGTGTATTGGTTTTCGATCAGGAATTTAGCAGCGCCACGATCGCTAAAGTTGGTGTGCATATAAGGATAAAGCTTATCCATGTACATACGCATACGCGCTTCGGGTGCCTGGCTTTTGCCGGTACGCAGCAGGTGGTTGCGCTGTTTGAGGGTTTTGCGAAAGAGCTTTGTAAACTCTTTACCGAAGGTGGATTTGGTGGTTTGCATGGCTAAATGATTTAAGGTTTGATAAAAAACCCGATCCCGCACTGGCGGGACCGGGAGAATGACAGGCAGCATTCGGAAAATTAAGCAGTCCAATTTTTATCACTTATAAAAAAATGAAGGAAACATTTGGTAGTTAACCAAAATTTGTGTGCCTGTTGCTTAAATAGTTAAAGAACGATGAGAGCGTGATTTGTCGCCTGCTCTGCCGGCGTGGGATTATTAGCAATTGTAGATGCCATGATTTCGGGCAAAATTGACCAGTTCGCCAATTGTTGCTATTCCGAGTTTGGCATACACATGTTTTTTATGTAATTCGGCTGTATTTTGGCTTATATGCAGCTTAATAGCTACTTCTTTAGCCATTTTTCCGGTGGCAAATTCGCGCACTACTTGTGTTTCGCGTATTGTGAGGCCTGTTTCGAGCTGCGGGTTGCATATAATATTTTCGTCAAGGCATTCGCCACGGAGCGGGCAGTTTACAAATTCAAAATTGAATTGCTGATTATCAAGGTCGGGAACATTATCCTGCATGGCAAAATTGCACTTACAAAATCGGCGCACCTTTTCAAATTTTGAATCATATAACATATTGAGCCTTTTATCAGCTTTTGGATATTTTTGATGTATCAAATCAGCGATCAAATCCACAAGTGCATCATTTTCATTAATTTTCCGGTACTCATCGCCCTGGTTAGCGATAAGGTCGAGCCCGTCAGCTGATGTTCTGATTTCAATTTTCATTGCAGTTTGATTTGAGGATTTTTTCGCGGGCCATGTCAGAGAAAGTTTGTTTTTTTTTCTTACAAACTTTATACACCTGTTCCCATTCAAATTGTGTGAATTTGATGGATTTTTTGATAGTTCTGGGGTCTTTCAGTTTTAGTGTACTCATTATTGGATATTTACAAACGGTTAAAAATGTCCTACATTTGTCGGACAATTGTCGGACAATGGTCGGACAAAAATAATCAAAAATGATTATTTGTCAAGTCTTTTTTTTAAAAAATAACCATAAATAGTTATGAAAGGTATAGGAAAACGTATTAAACTACTTGCAGAACAACGCTTTGGGTCTCAAGTAGCCTTAGCAAAAAAAATTAATATGGACCCTCAAAACCTGAATAGAATGATCAAAAGTGACAAATTAAGCCTACCAAATATAATCAGAATTGTTAATTCTTCGCCAGGATTAAACATACATTGGTTATTTACGGGTGAAGGGAAAATGTATATTGACGAAAATAGAATTCAGGTAGAAGAGCCAATTACACCTTATATAAGGCAAAAAAATTTACCGAAAAAAATTTTAGAAGCGCACGAAAAAGTTATTGAGGCGCAAAGTGAAATGCTAAGTGCCATCATGGAAGAGATCAGCGCAAAAAAAGGCGAACGTGGGCGACCATGCAAAATCAGCGAAAATGAAACAAAAAAACCAGTGAAAAGCCGTCCCAATGTCCAGAGTAGCGAAAGCAGCGAAAAGTTAAATCATTGAATTGTAGTTGATTGAGGTGGTGTTGAGAATCCTGCTGCCCCGACAATATACCTTATAAAGCTGTTTATCAGTGTGTAAACATGAAAAAGCAGCGATTTTTTTTGATGAAGTAGCGAAAAGCAGCGAAAAATTACTCTGCCGGCGTGGGGTCATTTAAAACAGAGTAATTATGAAACATCAAAAAATTGCCATTTTGCCAAAGCTTTATGACTATCATGGAGATTTGAACCAAAAATGGTACGTCTTCTACTCTATCCGCGATCCGCGTTCGGATAAGATGATCACCTATAAGCATTATAAAGGCCTGGCAAAGTGCAAAACAAAAAAAGCCAGATACGATGAAGCCCACAAGATCATGGCGCATTATACCGAGCTAATCAAAACCGGATGGAATCCTGCCGTTTATGACAATCAAAATATCTACAGCGACAGTTTGCAGTATAAACATGCCGCAAAAATATTTCAGCAAAAGCGTGCCAGCAATCGCACCTTCAACTTTTTTGCAAACAAGTTTCTGCAATCGGCCAGCGGACTGGCACCAGCAACAATCAGCACTTACACCAGTAAAATAAGGGTTTTCGATCAGTGGCTAAGGGCTAAAGGCTATGCCGATCTGGATATTACTGCAATAACTAATGATGTGCTTATAGGCTTTTTTACCTACTTAAATCAGGAGCGCGAAAGCAGCCAAAATACTTACCGTAAATTTCAAAACCTGCTGCGCGAAATCTTTGACGATCTCATTGAGCAGGGCATTATCAATATCCAACCGGTGCAGCGATTACCTAAGAACAGGCGTGTTGTGAGCAAAGCACCTGGCATTATAGCCGAACAGGATTTGCAGGCCGTGAAGCAGTATATCAAAGCCAACGATCCGCAGCTTTACCTTTTTATATGTTTTGAATATTACTGCTTTATGCGCCCTGGCGAAGTGCGGATGATGAAAGTAGAATGGATTGATTGGGGCAAGCAGCTGATCAGGGTGCCAGCAAATGTGAATAAAACGCGTGGAATTAAAACACCTATTATAAGTAATGAGTTTATGCGCGAGCTGCGCGAAGATTTCCATCTCCACACCTACCCGCGCGATCATTATGTTATCGGCAATCAGGACCATAAGCCGGGCAAGATGCACATCGGGAAAAACACCATGCGCCTGCGATTTAATAAGATCCGAAAAAGGCTAAACCTGCCCGAAAGTTATATGCTCTACAGCTTTAAGCACACCGGAAACAGTGCCGCTGTGGATGCCGGCATTTCGGCCTACGAACGCATGATGCAAAACGGCCACACCAGCATCAGAACTACAGAAATTTACACTAAAAACAAAATTGGATTTCAGAGTGAAGACATCAGGCAGAATTTTCCTAAACTATAACTTTAGTTGATTATATAATCCAGCCTTTTAGCTTTGCGTTGTTATGTTTAAGGCAATTTTATCCTTGAACGGATAATCACATAACCCACAAACATAGCAGCAAGCGCCATCAGCAGGCGGCCAAGCCATATTTGAAACCACTGCCAGCCAGTTACATAATTCTTTTCTTCCACTTTTGTAATAAGCTTTGTTTTATCTGTTGTGGTTGCGCTTTCGCGGATGGCATTTTCAATCACACGGGCAAGCGTGCTATCTTTTTGTATCAGCTCGTGACGCAGAAAACCGTTAACCACTTGTGCCATCGACCAGGCAAGATCAGTTTCGTGAATGGAAGGCCGGCTATTGGCGATGCCGTTAATCACTTCAACGATAACGGTATCGCGGATGGTATCGCCAGGAAGATAGATAAAGATTGTGGTATCGCGGTATATTGTTTCTGTTGTTCTGATAATAGAATCCACTGTGATTAGTTCTGGTGGAAATTTATCCTGGCATTTTTGCTGAGTAACACAGCTGCTAAGCAGTATGATTACAAATAATAAACCTATAAGTTGATTTTTCATACTCTTTTTTCTGTTTTTGGATCAAGGTTTCCTATATTGGTTTTAATAGGTTCAAAATATAAGTCTGCTTCATCTTTTCTCCTAGCAACTAATCCGGACAATACTTTTTTATCTGCATAAATCCAGCGCCCAAACTGCTCTCTTATCTCTTGTTCGCTAGCGTCTGCATTTATCTTACGCATCAGGGTGCTATTACGAAGTGCAGTTACACCAACATTGAAAGCAAACGAGACAAGGCTATCAAATTGATTTTGATTTAAACCTATATCTTTTGTCATGTGTGTTACAGCTGTTTCTGTGATTTCTAAGTCTGATCTTAATAATTCCTCTGCCTGTTTTTCTGTGATAGTGAGATTATTGTGTGCTGTTCGAGTATGTCCGTATCCAACTGTCCACTTACCGGCTGGGCAAATATAGCTTGTAAGGCGCAAACCTTCATGCTTTTTTATCAATTCTACACCTTTATTGCTTGTTTTCATCTTCATCAATATCAAATTGTTTATCGGCTTTTTTCTTGAAAATTGCTACAATCTTTTCAAATACAGGATTTCCGGTAATCTTGCTAACATTGCTTGCTATGCTTGTCATCTCAACAAGGGCAATAAGAACTGCACTCATGTTTGTAATTGAAAAGGTGTGAATGCTTACCTCGTTCAGCGGTTGTATTTTCAATACGTATAAATCGAACGAATAAAACACAACGATCATCAGCACATAAAAAAACATCTTTTCGAGTGTTTTTTTTAGTTTTCCGCTTTCTATAACGTTAATTCTTGCCCTTACGCGCTCTTTCGTGCTTGTTTTTCCTGCTGCCGCATTATTCATCTGATAATAAATACTTGTAACGGCATCAACAATAAGCAAAGCAACGATCACATGAATCAAACTTGCCAGCGGTGCTAAAAATGCCAGGACAATAGAAAATAACTTAGCCGGCCAACTAAGTGCTTGTATATTGAGTAGGATTCGTTCGAGCATGATTCAATCTATATATTAAGTAAAACAATCCCCACAGTACTGCCTACAGCTCCGGCAATTTTGAGGGTAAAGAATAACCAATCACTAATTTTTAAAGTATCTGATTGCGCTACTGTGCCACGATACCAGAATGATAGTCCATTGAACCAATTCCAGCAGGCATCAAACCACAGCCAGCGGACGAACATAGCCCAGATGCTTACGAAAAGTAAATGCCAGCTTATGCCGTATATCCAAAAGGCAATGTTTGCAATCACAAACCCCTTCATAAACGCATCAAGTGCATGCCATTGCCTCGAAAAGATGTGATACAGCCGCACGGCATTAGCTTTTGTTTCGGGGCTTATGTCTGTTCGCTTGCTGACTGCATAGTGCGACTTCTCTTTATGCACCCAGCTATCGTGCAAGGCATCGGAAGCGAGGTAGATAAGCAGGAAGCTTAACAGGTAAATTAATATGTATATCTCAGGTAAATTCAAAATGTTCTCCATTTTTTATAATTGTTGTTTGAAATGGCATGTCACTTTCTTCGACCTGTTTTATTTGATCCATCAAGTAGTCGCTGCCTGTAAATATGATTTGATTTTCGCCATCGTGATTGATTTGAAGGGTGAGCAGATCGCCTGATTTGTTTTTGGGATATTTTGATTTTTCTATCTTATATCTTAAAATAACAATCTGCTTGTTTAATACCTTTACGATCTTAATTTTATCGCCTATAAACATCATTCGCGATGGTTTTATGCCTAAATCCTTAAATGACTTCATCCTTCAAAATAGGCTTTTATTTCGTCTTTAATAGCTTTCCGGTCATTGATAAAGCTGATGTATGCTTGCTCATATTCAGCACCGAGAACGCCTTCTTTTGCGGCATTATAATCGTTTATCAACTTAGCTTCAACGGTAGATGGCCACAGTGCTGTTACAACCGCTTCTGTCACACTTTCGCGTGTGGGATTATTCCATATTAATGCTTCATAACATTGCCATGCTGTGATAGGCGTTTCGCCTTCCATAGCGGGTTTTGTAACTTGCTCAATATCCCATCTGTATAGGTACGAGCCGTTCCCAACTGCCTGCAATTTAGCTGGCTGCTGATCGTATTCTGCTTTTTTCATTGTATAAAGTTTTTAATAAATGTTTACTGTTGCAATGCTTAGCCCAACCTTCGTAGCTACATACTTGAGCCTGAAATGCGGCAGGGCTAATATTTTCCTTTTTGTTGAGTTTTGCCACTTTACGGGCAAAGTTTTGTTTGATGCTTTTACGCATTCTTATGTGTGTGTGCCTAAAAACGTATCCTACGAAATCAATCCCTCGCACATCGACTGGAAAAACCTGATAATTATGTTTTACTTCAAGTTTTAAATTATCGCGCATATATGCTTCGATCTTTTGTAATAAATCGTGCAGAAATGCTTTGTCGCTGTGCAAAATCACTATATCATCTGCATAGCGGTAATAATACTTAACGCCCAATTGTTCTTTGATATGGTGATCAAAATAGGTAAGATAGATATTTGCAAAAAATTGAGACAAATAATTACCAATTGGCACACCCGTGGCGCTGTCAATAATCTCATCAAGTAGTTGTAATAACTTGATGTCTTTTATCTTGCGCCTTATAAGCTGTTTTAAAATAGCATGGTCAATGCTTGGGTAAAATTTACGGATGTCGAGTTTTAAGCAGTATTGCGTATTTTTAACATCCTTCAGGTCGCTTTTCAATTTGTTTAATGCGCCATGTATGCCCTTGCCTTTGATGCAGGAATAGGTGTCGGACGTGAAAATACTTGTCCAAACAGGCTCCATCACGTTCATAATTGCATGGTGCATGATGCGATCAGGATAGTAAGGCAGCCTGTATATGGTGCGCTCTTTGCCTGCATCGGTTACCATATTAAAAATGTGATACCTTGATGTTTTGTAAGTTCCTGCATTGAGCGATTCGTGTAATTTAAAGATGTTGGAATCTCTGTTTTGATCATGACGCATAACGCCATAGCTACGATATTTCCCTTTTCGGGCTTTATCGTCTGCAAGCCTTAGATTTTCGAGGCTTACAATTTTTTCGTATAGATTACCAACTCTTTTCATTTTTTAAATTATTTGCTATTCAAACTCGGAGTCTTCGCTTGTAGGCTACCAACACCTTTTTTGAACTTGTTATTTTTTTGCCAAGAGGCAAGGTCTTACTCTCTTTTTAAATATAAATAGCATAGCTGAGACCCGATATTCGCATTCGCATTCGAGGGCGTATTATTCGAATTCGAGTAACTGAGACCTGCATTCGCGCCATTATTCGCATTGCCGCTGAGCAGGAGGGTTAGAGAGTAACAACCAATATGTTAAAGAACGTTTTTTAAAAACTCCCCGAGTGCGCCCTGCTTAGGCAGGGATAAAGCAAAGCCGAGACCCGAGAGCCGCAAGCGCAAGCGAGGGCGTAGCAGTCGAAGCCGAGCAACCGAGACCCGCAGTCGCGCCAAGATGCGCATCGCCGCCGAGCCGGAGGGTACGAAGTGATTCGCCTGTTGCAGGGAGTGAGGTGTAAAAATAGTCGCAATAATATGTTGTGCTACCCGCACCAACCGCAATTAAAGGCATAATCTCTCCGGGTATCATCTCTTTGATATATCCATTTACGCGGGCAAGTTCGCCTTTAAGGTCGTAATTAGTGTAATTACTATCGTTCCAATCGGCAGGGTCATCAGCAACATATAACTTAGAAGTAGGATCAGCATCTGTATCTGCACCTATACGGATATTAACCCCATCAATGTTTTTCCAAATATGCCCAAACGGCAACTCAAAGCCACGATACCTATTAACGTATGTTACTAATCCCGAAGCAGAATCATAGCCATCAGGCATTGTAAAAGCCACCTCGCCAGTGCCGGAAGCTAAGCTGTTAGAATACCCACATGGAATGAAAGGATTATACGAGTTCCAATTACTCCAAGCAGTGCCATTCAAATTTGTAACGCCATCGCCTAATCCACCTTGCTTGTAGCCATTAACATCAAGAGCTGCATTTACCGCTTTTTGGCTATGCCGGGTGTTATGTTCGATTACGAACAACCAAAACAGCGCCCACTCAGCGTGATAATGATCCATCTGCCAGCCTACGCCCCGGTTGCGGGCATAAGTTCTGAAATTAGTTCTACTTATACTTGTTGCAGGCCTGCCAAGCAATTTGCGATCTTCTAAATCCCAAGCTGCATTGTTGTCTCCACCTCTAAAATCTGCATCAGTGTTAACAACACTTGCAAGTTTCAAAGTGCTACGCTGCAATGCCGCCTCATAAGATGAGTGATATCTACCTGTATATTTTGTGAAGCCAGGTAAAGCAAACTGACTAATCTTCATCCGGCGCTTAGTACCTTCACTTTCAAACCTGTGATAAAACTCAGGAATCCATCCCATCACCATACCATCAGCCCCACTTAGGTCGCTATCGCCACCCGTGAGCTTTTTACTCCAGTCAGATGGATCAAGTCTGTAATTCTCAACACCATTATCCTGAAGCAGGCAGTGATAAACAGAATTTTGAATCGGTAAATCACGATGCAAATCACCATTTCCAATCCTTGTTGTGTCAGGCGATGAAACAGTTGTATCCCATTCTACGCCGTACCACAGTGGGCTTGTTCCAGCAGTAGTTACCAAATCTTCAACATAACTTTTATCAGCAGCAACAGCCACACGGTCAGCACCTGTTTGCACACGATCTGCTGCTGTGGCAGCTGCATTAGCAGAAGCCCCTTGAATTGCTACAATGTTATTAACTACCTCATCAATATTAGCCTCATTAGCTGCAACAGCATTGATGTTAGCTTCATTAGCCGCTACGGTATTGATGTTTGTTTGATTCGTTGCTACGTTGGTAATATTAGCCTCATTAGCTACAGCAGCATCAATGTTAGCCTTATTGGCCGCCACGGTATCAATGTTTGTTTTATTGCCCGCCACAGCGTTCACATTAGTAATACTCCCAGCAACTACATTCACATTCGCAATAGCATCGCTTACGGTTGTGATAGCAGTCAGGGCAGCTTCAACGGTTGTAACGTGATCGAGATTGCTGTTAAGGTTTAAGATGGCGGCAAGGTTATCGTATATAGCTAATAGCTCATTCAAACTATTATATAGCGCATTTAACTGAATCGTGTCGCCCGCAACTACATCAATATTGGCCAAATCAGCTAATACTGTTTCAATCTCTGTTAACTTTGCATGTACTGCATTAATTTCCGGCAAATCTGACTGCACTGCAAGGATGTTTGCAAGGTCGGTAATTACAGGCTGTATGGCATCTTTTGTGGCAACGGCTATGTCGCGGGCGGTTTCGGCTGCATCGGCATGGGCACCGGCTTCGGCTGCTTTGGCGGTTGCTATGTTTGCTCCGGCAGCACTGGCCACTTCGGGGCTTATAGTTACTGAAATAGGGATGAGTTCGCTCATGGCATTTCTGTTTTATTAAATTCAACTCTTATTTTGCCTTTGGCAATGTGAACACCATTTTCGCCGGTTATCACGAAAATATCATAGTAATAATCGCCATCTGCCTCGAAATTGTCGGTCTTTTTACTTTCAAAATGAATATTCAGCACACTTTTATCCGTTGTTTCGGGATAATCGGTTATGCTTAAACCGTCATTCAAAGCCATCTGAAAAATAACAGGACCATACGGGTTTTCGCTCCGGCGCACATCAATGCGTATATCATCATAAAGCGACAAATCGAGATTGTAAATCATATCGTCCACATCGGTATAGTCAAAACGGTATGAAACCAGCTTTTGGCTTCCGCGAACGATTTTGAGGGTGGGTAGTTTTCCGATATTCATCTTACAAACATTTTAGGCAAATCTAATTGATGAAGTGGCTATCAAAAAGGACAAACTAACTAAGCAACAAGGTAAGCTCAAACACATCAGGGCCATTGCTCATGATATTGCCTCTGATTTCAGCTACAAGGTAGTTAGACCCATTAAAGCGTACTTTTTTGGCAAAGCTGAAGCTGCGCAAAAAATCTGCAGTAGGTTGTATTTTAACCTGTACTGGTTTCGCATTCATTCGCCAATTCAGATAGTCTTTCCACTTAATTTCAAAAATCGAGTTTTCGCCATCCAGGGCAAGCGCAAAGGGCACATCTGTAATTGTATTACCAGCATGATCTTTTAATCCGGCACTACCAAAAGGATAAGGATTGCCCGATCCGTCATTTTTTAAGCCATGATACCAAACTACACTAGGCTGCCAATTCGTTTGAAACGTATCCGGAGCTCCTTCAAATCTACCAGGCTGATAGCTTGACGGGATAGTCCACACACGGCCGGTCAAGAGCTGATCAGCTTTTTCGCGCTGCAAAAGCGGGCAAAGTGAAGTTTTTACTTCCTGATGATCGCTACCGGCAGCCACTTCCGAGACAAAGTGACGGGAGTGAATTACCCAGCCAAACTGATAAGTATCCGGATTGTAGCCCCACACCATGTAAGCATCAAAGAAATTCACAAAGTATGCATCATTGAGCTGTCCGGTTGAAGGCAGTTCACCCAGGGTGTCAACAGTTCCTAGCACTGTGATGCCTTCCATTGATTTCACTTCATCAAATTGCTTGTCATTGTCCGGAACTTCAAACTTATAGCGATAACCTTTTATTTTTTTCTCGAACAACACAACAGGATCACTCACAAGCATTTCGGAAATATCAATGTAATTCTCAGATTTAACAATATCGTCAACATAGTTGAATGTAATTGTTCGAATCTCATTGTTCACCTCATATCCAAGGCCGAAAAGCTTACACAGCTGATCTAAAAATTCATAAACTGACCAATCCGGCACGTGATTTTGCAGGTTAAAGCTATCTGAAGGAGCGAGCATTTTGGCATCATTGGCCAGAAAACGATTTTCAACATAATGATTGATCAGCACTGCATACTTCAACTCATTTTCAAAAGGATTATCAAGGATAGCATAATTAAAATGATAAGCAATGCGCTTGATCAGGTAAGCCAAATAAGGAAAAGGCACGAAAATATTACCAGCCATAAACGAATCTTCTTCGCTTTCGTAGAGCATCGTAGCCGGAAAATTGCCGCCAACAAAATAATTGATCACTTTGAAATACTGCTCATACACCAGTTTGATGCTTTCGTTATCAATCTGATAAAAATCATCAGGCCATTTATCGAACACATAAGGATTTTCGACAGGGAACACTGCAAAATTCTGATTTGGATAGCGTTGCGTTGCTGCTTCCAAAATCAGCGGATCCATATGCACAAACACAGCATCAAAAGTAGATCCTGCCGTAATGCGGATATCAGCTGACCATATATGACCATAATATTCATCAGGAACCATGTCTGGAACAAGATTAAGCTTCCAGCTCACCTGATCGCCAACCATAAGCGAAATGTTATGCGTTATTCGGTTTCTTGTATTATAAAGCCCAAATTCTTCTACAAAAGCAGCATTTTTATACAGTTTTAAAGTGGCACCCCCTACCCTGTAATAACAATCCAGAAAAAAAGCAAAAGTAGCATCACGCGCCTGCTGAGCAGTGAATATCGTACCGGCAGCATTCAGCTCGCCGGTATTGATCAATATATTAGGAAAAGGAAGATCCACTTCAAGCGTAAAACCCATCTCTTCCCAATGCGAAATATTTAAGTCTGATATAAGATCAGCCTTTGCCATAGCAGCATCACCCAGCTGGATATCACCGCCAAGGTCAATTTCATTCAGTTTAACAGCCTTAGCTGCTGCATTGAAATCACCATTTTCGACCGGACAGAAAACCTCATACGCAAAGCGATCAGCTTCGGCCACCTGAGCCGTGCCCGAATACTGCAGGCCAGCAACGGTAAGCTGGTAAGGCACTTCAACAGCTTGCACAAAAGCATGCGGTTTGTGGGCATATTGCAGCGTTTTCTTAAGCTCTGGCGTGGCCGGAATGCTAAAGTTAAACACAAAATTTCCACCATCCATGCCGCTGGCCATCAAAGGATATGGCGAAGTACGAACCAGCGAAATACTTGCATCGCCCAGGTCGCACACATAATTATCAAGCTTTAGTTTGATCATTGTGTTGTAATTATTAGATTCATAGCATCATGTTTATTTTGTTTGTATCTACAAGGCAGCGGATACCTAAAAATACGGAATATATTGTTGGTTCAGTAGCATACGTTGCATTTACTGAATGTGGCATCCAAAAATAAAATCCATTTATTAAATCAATAGTTGTAGGTTTTAAAATATTCAAATAACCCCCAGCGCCTCGATACCACCATGCTGCTTGAGTATAGTATGAATTAAGGTTTATAAACCCATTACCGGAATAAGGGTTTCCGCCTAACCCAGTTAAATATACAATCCCATTAGGTAATCCATTAAATCCAAATAAGTTTTGTGCTTGATTAGACCCTTCCCATCGTGGATGTGGATTTAAAGTTGCAATCCTATCAGAAGCTAATGCTGTGCCTGCTGCTGTTTGGCTGAAGTTATTATCCAATAGATAATCTCTTAATTCAGCCCAATCCCAATAATCAGCTACACGGCATCCACGCGGGGCAAGCTCTCTTTCATCCCAAATACTAAAAAAGTTATAAAAATTACCATATCCATCATAATTTGTTGCCGCACTCGATGGTATATAATAAGGCGTTTCGGTTGCTACATTATAATAGTTTCCGCTGTAAAATCTGCTTATAGGGTCACCATTCCTAAACTTCGTAACCTTCAGATTTTCAGCTAACCAAAGCTGTTTGCCAATCCAAACCGTGTTATACACATTTCCGTCTATATCTTGTACTTGTATCATGTGATTTCCAGTCCTCCGCCGCCTGATGCTGGTGTGTGTTCGATGGTTATTGTTACAGATAAATCTTCTCCAAGATTCACATAACCCAACGGGATAAAGAAATAAATGTAGTTGTTGTGCGATAGGCTATAATCAACATCATAGGTATTGCCAGTATTGCCAATCGAGTAGGTGCTTGATGATGGTGGTAATATCTTAGCTCCTGTTGATTGCCCGTGTATAATACGGTGTATAGCGATCCCCACAGAACCAGATAAAGTACGTCCGGCAATTCTTACTATCTTTTGATTTTCGGTATAGCTGCCAGAAACTAATATTCTGTCAATCGTAAAGCCAGGAAAATAAGTATTTTCAGGTACTATCCCTGATAAGGCAAGCGTATGCGTAGTATAATAAGTAGAAGCCCCATCAGCACCATCTTGGCCAGGCTCACCTTGTAATTCGGATAAGGCAATGAGATCAGTCCAGAGTGCATCATAAGTATAACGCCACTGTATATGTGTAGCATTTACTTGTAGCTCTACTTCCCTTCCATCATCCCCATCGGCTCCGGGCGTGCCCGGTGCGCCATCTTCACCTTGTGCTGGCACTCCTGTATCTGTAAGTCCGATATACCAGTTTCCGTTTGCGCCGATGTGAGGCGTGATGCCATCCTCGCCATCAGCGCCAGGTTCTCCGGGATCGCCTTTTAAAGCTGAAAGGGCTATCAAGTTAATCCATGTGCCACCGGTATATCGCCACTGGATGTGAGTAAGCGATGTTTGCAGTTCTATTTCTCGGCCATCTTCACCAGGCGCACCAGGTAAACCTTGTTCACCTTCTAAATCAGCTAATGCAATAAGATTTATCCATGTGCCACCGGTATAGCGCCACTGGATGTGAGTTAAGGATGTTTGCAGCTCTATTTCTCGGCCATCATCACCATCGGAACCAGGAGCTCCGGGAGCGCCATCATCACCAGCAGGGCCAGTAATTACTGACAATGCTACAAGGTTTGTCCAAGTTGCACTACCCACATAACGCCATTGTATGTGTGTTGCCGTAACCTGCAATTCAATTTCGCGGCCATCCACACCATCAGCACCAGGAGCTCCGGGAGCGCCATCCTCACCATCATCACCCGCAGGGCCTGTGATGGCAGATAAAGCAATTAGGTTTAGCCAGGTAGTTTCGCCCACATATCGCCATTGTATATGCGTTGCCGAAGTCTGAAGCTCAATTTCGCGGCCATCGGTGCCTGCAGGACCAGGAACAGGATCGCCACCCGCAATCAAAACGACTTCTTTAGTAGCACCATTAATACGCAGCACATACAATTTGCCGTCAGCCTGATTAAGTGCAAGGGTATCTTCATCCACCTGATTAACGCTAGGCACCTTGCCTGGCACACGGGTTTTAACTAATTTCCACTCGCTCATAGCACAAAGTTTATTCGTTCGTACTCAATTACTACACCACCAGGCTCATAAAAACGCCAGCTGCGATCCAGGGCTTTTGTTTTGAGCTGTATTTTTTGCAGCTTATTGCCACGTAGTTCATACACCTCTTTAGAAATCAGCAAATCGTTGAGCCAGTTTTTTTCTGCTGGTGTAAGCCACCCGCTATGCACTGAAACAATTTCTGTATGTTCGTTATAAAACTCATCCTGCCTGTGTCGGTAAGGGTTTTCGGCATCATACACCCTCTGCGAAATTTTACGCTCTACTTCTGTTATCTCGTCTTTTTGCCCGGTGCAGGCCAGCGTGTCAAAGCCGCCCAGGCTGTTGCGAAACACAATATAAGTTGTGTGATAATGCGGATTGTGATCCACTACAAACGAACGCACATGATTGGCAATGCTTACGGTATAGCTTTTAACGGTTTTCGTAGGATTTATATCCGCGATACCGAGGGCTTCATAACCAACCGCAAAACTTGCTACTTGAAGTTCTTGTACAGGCATATGATCAATTTTTACATTTTCTGTAGTTCCATCGCTAAATGTAACCACGACTGTTATAACACGAACTGACAAATCAGGCCAAAGCACATACATTAATTCCGGCTGATCTGTGAGCACTTTTTTTGCAGTGTTGAGCGGATACCATGATAATATACGGCTTGTGTCCAGATAATCGTTAAAAGTGTTGTTTATCAGGTCGAAATCTTTTTGTTTCCATGCTGGAACGGTGCCAATGCAGATAGTATGGTTAGCCGTAATTTCATTTTGAGCGCTGGAAGGATAACC